AGGGCGGCGGCCGCGGACCCGATGATGGCCCGTTCACGGGCGAAACCGTCGTCGGGGTCACCGGGTTCGGTCAGCCCGTGAAAAAATCCTCATCCGCCTCCGGTGCCGCCACCCCGGACCACTCCACCAACCTGCTCGCCGCGGCCAACAGGTCGCCTTCGGTGAAGTACAGCTTGCGGACGACGGCGCGAGCCGACTGCACACCTTCCACGCCCAAACTGAACCCGAGGTCGGGGTCGAAACGGGTCCAATCCCCGGCGGGGTCACCGTCCCGCAACGACAGTTGCTGCTCGCGGGTCGCTTTCTCCGGTGGTGTGCCGTCCTCGATGGCGAACACCGCCACGCACGACTGGATGAGTGCATCGGCGTTGGCGTTGACCATCCAGTCGTCCGGGCGCGGTTTCTGCTTCTTCGCTTTTTCGATGGTTTTCCCCAGGAACGCCGGGGACGACGGGTTGTAGCGGACGTAGATGGCGGGTCCACCGTCGTCGTCCCAGCGGGGCACTTTCAGGTCGAGGTACAGCTTCTCCTGCAACGCCTCCCGTCGGGCTCGTAGCGACGCGAGGGGCGACCCCTGGCCGGTGTGGGTGACCGTGGGCGCGACATCGGGCAGCGGGGCGATGGGCGCTGCTTGCGGGGCAGCGTCCATCGGTGGCGCACCGTTCGACGGCGGCGGCACGGTGACCGTGATCCCGCCACCCGAGCCGAGAGGGTCGGTCATGCCACCGTCTCCGGCTCCACGTCGAGCTCGAACATGCGCACCGCGTTGGACGCGGAGTCCACCTGACCGGGCTTCACATTCGACAGCCGGCCGCGCCACGTTACGGGGACACCCCACGCGTTGCCGTCATCATCCAACGGCTGCTCGGTGACGGTGACGTACCGTTTCCCACCGAGGTTGCGCATGGCGCGAACCAGTTCGTGATCACGGACCCGCTCATAAACCCGGGTGATGGTGATCGCCGAGTAGGTGGCCAGGGTGACGTAGGTTTTCTCCGGTCCCATGCCGCCGGGGCGGTGTTTCGCGGCGGCGATGGTGGTGTCGCCACCGGTGCGCTTGTCGAACACCCCCAGGTCACCGACACCATCGACGTTGACGGAGAGCAAGTACTGCATTTCGGCCGACATAGCGGGCCTCCTTCTAGAAGATCAGGTGATGGTGGGGGTTACATGGCCTGCAGCAGGGGGACGTTGGCGATGGTGATGTTCACCTGTTCCGCGAACGGGGAACGCTTCACCGACATCACAGCGTTCAACTGCCCGGCGGCGATCGTGGCGGGGGTGTTCACGGAGGGGCCGACATTCACCTTGTACGCGGCGGAAGCGGTCGCCCCGAACAGGGCGCCGATCTGCCAGTAGGTGGACAACAGTCCGCCCAACGCCCCGGCCAACCGGCCGAACACCTGCCCTTTGGCGTCGATCTCGGAGAACTCGCCGATCCCGGAGGCGATGGTGTTCGCGTGGTCCTGCAAATCCATCCGCAGGCGGCACCAGGACAGTTGCGTCCAGGTGGGGTCGGTGGCGAGGGAGCGGAACCCGTACAACTGCACTTTCCCGGCGATGGAGCGGATGACGTTGAACCCGGCGGCGTTCAGGGCGGCCCGGTCGGTGTCGGAGTAGGTTTGGGTGACGCCGATCGCGAACGAGGAGACACCGTTGGCTGCGGCGGGGGCGATGTTGGTGTTGGCGGTGCCGTTGCTGTAGGTGGCGCCGTCGGATTTGGCGGTGACCGCAGCTTTGAACGCCGACCCCGGCACCACGCGGGGTGCTGCGGGTAGGGCGTTGCCGGTGGGCAAACCGGGGATGATCACCCAGTTGGTGAGGTCACCGTAGGAACCGTCGACATTGTTGGCGATGGCGTTGGTGGCTTCGGTGAGCAGGGTGGCGGCGGTGGGGGTGTCCACCCCGTCGCAGTAGGCGACCCGGTTGTTGAGGGCGGCGTGGGTGAGGAGGGCTTGGTGCGCGGCGTCGGTGGTGCGCCCCGGTGCCGAGACTTGGCCGGGTCCGAGGTCACGGGTGAATGCGGTGAGCGCCGTAGTCCAGGTGGCTTCGGTGATGCTGGCGGTGTCGTCCACACCCCCGGCCAGTGGGGTGGCGGCGAGGACGGCCGGGTTGTTGACGGGGTTCACGCTGGCCGCGTTGTTGTTGACGATGCTCACGTACTGCGACACCGAGGACCAGGCCACCGCATCAGCAGGCTGGGTGAGGACCGGGGACGTTTCGACCCCGTTGGGGCCGGTGACCACGATCTGGTACAGCCCGGCGCCGGGTGAGGTGACGGCCACGGTCAGAGCGTTGCCCCACACACCGGTGGAGTTGGCGTTGACGGTCAGGGTGTTCAGGGCGGTGGTGGGGGTGGTGTCTTTCAACACCAAGGTGGCGGCGGCCTGCCCGGTCCCACCGACGCGGGACACGAACATCTGGGTGCCACCGTCGCGGAAGAACAGGTCCGCGCAGTCGAACAGGGGGGAAGCGGGGTTGCGTGCACCGCAGACGGCCGCGAACTGCGACATGGACGACACCAGGATCGGCGAACCGATGACACCGCGGGATGCGATGCCGGTGACGAACCAGTTGCCGGTGGGGGCGGATCCGACGGCGGGTGGGGCGGAGGTGACGGAGGTGACGGTGATTCCCGGTGCGGGCATGGGTTAGGACTCCTTCTCGGTGGTGGCAGCGGAGGTGTCCGCTTCCGGGGACGTGTCAGGTGCCGACTCGGGCGCCGCGTCTGTGGGGGCCTCTGTGACTGTCTGGTCGGGCACGGTGGTGGGTTCGGTGACGGTGGTGCCGGGGGCGTCGCTGGCGGGCTCCGGGGGCAGCACGGCGGCCGCAGACTCCACGGGGACGTCGACGGGTAGTGGTGCGGGGGCGGCGGGCTCGTCGTCGTCCTCGTCGGCGAGCTGGTCGGCGTCGATCAGCTCGGTCACCCGATCGGAGGTGTCGGTGTCGGCGACCTCACCGGGGGCCAAAGTGCGGCCGGTGTCGAGGTCCACGACGTGGCTGGAGATGTTGCGTACGCGCATCAGAGGCGCCCTTCTTGCGACGGGAGTGGGGGTGAGGGGTGTTGCAGTGCTGGCGTAAACGCGGGGAAGGTCGCTTACGACAACGGCAGGGCGGCGACCGTGACGTGCTCAGAGGTCACAGCGGGTGACGGCACAGGCGGGGTGGCGGGGTTCGCCGGGACGGTGCTGGGTCCGGCGTACGCGTTCAGCACACCGTCGACGGTGACCAGCACAGTGAGGACACCGTGACCCCAGGTGTGGAACGCCGTCGGCGGCGCCGCTTGGGCGTACCGTTCCCCCGCCCAGTGGGTGGACTCCGCGAAACCCCCAAGTGAGGGGTGTTGGCAGAGGGCCATTCGCAACGCCACGAGGTAGTAACCCAAGTAGTCTTCGGTGGTTTGGTAGTCCGGTCCCCACATCCACACGTTGATCAGGACTTGCCAGATGGCGCGGTACGTGCCGTCACCGTGGCGTTGCGGATCGCCGACGGTGCCGGGAACTGCGACCACGTAGCGGGGGGCCATCGTCGGGTTGACCCCGGTGATACCCGGCTCGTTCACCCAGTCCTCGAAGCTGGTGAGGGGTGGGTTGAGGTTGCGGCCAACGGTTTGCCGGACCGCTTCCCCGACGTAGGTGGCGGCCCACAGGTTCAGGGTGGCTTCCACGGCGTCCCGGACGTGAGCGGGGCCGACGAACGGACCCCATGGGCTAGACACCGGCTTCCGCGACGATGGTGGTGGTGGACCGCAAACCGGCGGAGAGGATGGCACCCCACCGGGCGGCGTCCTCCTCACTCACCTGCACGAGGATCCGTTCGGGGAGCTTGGCGTCACCTTTGCCGAACACCTTGATGACCCGCGGCCCGCTCTGGTGGTACTGGGCGTAGGGCACGTTGGTGCCGACGAACAACTCATCCGGTTTGATGTCCACCACGGTGTGCTCGGTGTGCCCCGTCAACGAGTTGAGCAGGTCGCCTTGGCCGTAGAGGATGCGTTCCGGTTGCGGCATCCCGCGGGCGGTTTTGATGGCAATCGTGGCGGGGGTCAGGGGGTCCCAACCGGGGCCGTTCGCGTCGAACCGGGCGGCTTCCATGCGGTGAAAGTCGCCGACGATGGCTGGGCCGGCGACTTCGAGCAGGGTTGCGGCGGTGGCGGCCATCTTGTCCAGCGTGGCGAGGGTGCGGTCCGCGGAGAACGTCAAATCCATCTGCACGACGGGCTCCTTCTCAGGCGCGGGCGTAGGGGGCGAGGAGGTCGATGATCTCCGCCTCCAGGTCGCCGGTGTCCATTCCCGGCCGGTTCTCCGGTTCGATCTCCACGATCAGCGACTTCGCGGCCTGCAACTTGACGGCTTGCACCAAATCGTCGGGCATCCCCAGGGTGTAGCCACCGGAGTAGGTGGCGACGATGGTGGTCCCCACCGGGCAGAACGTGCCGATCGGCAACCGGACGTGTCCGGTGTCGGTTTCGGGGCCGATGAGGTGCACCCCGGTGAGGGGTTGGGTGTCGCCCCAGGTGTGCCGTAACTGCACCATCAGGTTGCTGTACACCCACAGGTCGGGCCACAGCGGTGCGCACTCACTGACCCAGAAGTCCTGCACCAACGACGACACCCCCAACGACCGGGCTCGGGACAACCCCACCGACCCGGCCATCGACATGGGCACACCAGTGTCCCCACCCGCCGCGAATGGGGACACCCCCTCGGCGGTGGAGGATTCGGTGACCGTGAACGGCGCGAACCTGCGCCCGCACCGTGCTTCCACCGACCGTGATGCCCGGACCATCACCGACTGCTGGTAGGCGGCGCTGACACCCCGGAGCATGAACGACAGGGCACCGCTGTTCATGTCCGTGGGGGTGGCGATCGGGGTGTACAAGGGTGCTGTCATCACATGCCCTTACGGGTCACCTTCCGGTGCCGCTCATCCGGCGCCGCATGGACGTCGGTGCCGGATGAGGCGGTGTCGGGGATGACTTTGGTGAGGACTTCGGTGAAGCCGGCGATGCGAAACAACTCGTGCGCGAGCGCGTCGTGCACGTCCACCACGTCCCCAGCCGCCGCCCATTTGTAGCCGGGGACTGTGCCGGGCAAGTCCTTACGCACCAAAGCCATGAAGACTCCCTCAGTTGTTGTCTGGGGTGGACTCGGCGCCCAACGCCGGGTCCACCGCGGACGGGGTGAGGGTCTGCCGGAACACGACCCGTGATGTGCCGGTGACCGGTGCCGGGTCGGCGGTCGTGGACTGCTGCACCGACGCCGCACCCGCCACCGAATCAACCTGGATGTTGTAGAACACCGACCCCGACGCGGGGGCGGCGGGGATCGTCAGCGGGCCCCCGGTGATGTTCACCGAGGGGCCACCTACCGGCTGTACGTAGCCGTCCAACTGCACCGCGGTGCCGGTGTCGGGGAGGGTGACGACCACGTTGAACAGATCGTCGAGAACACCGTCACCGGTTTGGTTCGTGACAGTCAAACTCATTGCTCGTACCCACTTACCATGAAGGCCGCGGTGGTGGTGGCGGCGGCGCCCAGCACGAGGCTCACGGCGGTACCCGAAGGTGCGGAAGGTCCCGTCTCGATGCCGGTGAGACCGATCGGCCCGGTGTCACCTTTGGCGAACCCCTGGAAGATGGGGGTACCGGCGGCGTTGATCGTCACCGAGAACTGGGTGGCGGTATTCCCAGAGATGTAGATGTCGGTGATGATGAACGACTTGCCGGTGCTGACCGTTTCCAGGGGCACGGTGGCGCCGGTGGCGATGCTGACCGTCCCCACATAGGACTTCAGGGTTTGCCCGATCCCAGCGGCCCCGGCGTTGACGCGCAGGGTGGGTGATGCGTTGCCCAGGGCGTCGAACAGGGCGACGCGGATCACCTGCCCGGCGGGGGAAGTGAAAGACTCCGATGTGGTCACGGTGCTCCCCTCTTCTCTTACGCCGCCAGGGTGGCGGTGACGTTGCGCAAACGGCCGGCGTACTTGGGTGCCCTAAGCGCAAGACAGGTGTCCGTCAAGAGCGCGAACGGGAGGCTGTCCGGGGAGCTGGTGGTGGGGTAGATGTCCACCGGGCGCACATCGCGGGTGTAGGGCCGCAACAGCACGTCCCGGTCCTTGGGGATGAGGTACACGTCCTCACCACCGGCGCTGCGCGGCCGTTCCGCCGACCCGCCGACATAGGCGGCGGGGGTGGACGCGGGGATGATGTTCCCGTTCTGCGGGACCAGGGCAGCCCCGGTGTCCACGATGGAGGTCGTGAAGATGGGGGTTACCCCATCGCCCTGCAACCCGACCACAGCATCCACGACACCAAGAAGGGTTTCCGCTCCGGCCGCACCCTCGTACACCTTGTAGGACAGGGGGAACGCACCCTCCGGTCCCACCGGTGGGGTGAACGCGAGGGCCACGGTGGACGTGGCGGTGGTAGTGGTCGCGGTGACCTCCGCGGAAGGGGACAGCTCCCCGTAGCGGGACACGACGGCCGTGATGATGTAGGAACGGGCACCGGCAGCCAGAGCGCCACCGGTGCCGCCGGGGGTGGCTGCGACCGGGGACATGGCGCCACCGCGGGAGGACAGGAAGCTGGATTTGATGATGGGGATGTCGCGGTAGGACATGACGTTCAGCCCGGCGGCGACCTCCACCTGATTCGTGAACCGCTGGAACGCCGTCTCCCCCTGCGACACCTTGCTGTTCGCGGTGGGGGACATGACGAACATGTAGTTGCTACCCACGGGCGCCGCCGCGTTGGACTCCACCATGTCGATCAGCCGATCCAGCTGGTTGGTGGTGAACGATGCACCGTTCTCGTCGACCGCGTTCTGCGGGGACATCCCCACGGACCCGAACTGGGTGATCAGGTTCGCCAACCCGGAGAACTGCGGGTAGGGGCCCATGTTGGTGGCGGGGTCGTTGCCCCACAGCATCGCGGTTTCGATGTCCCACAGCAGGCCCTGCACGCAGGACTCGATTTCCTGGCGGCGCAGGTCACCGATCAGGGAGGCGGTGACAACCTGTGCGTAGCCGGTGACGGCACCCACCGCTTGCATGTTGCGGATGGTGAACGCGAACTGCTCGTACAGGGAGTTGCCGACGGGGCGGGCACCACCATCGGTGACGAACCCACCCGGTGCCCGGTTCGTGCGCCGGGTGAAGTTGTACTGGGTTGAGCCCCACTGCTGCGCGGGAACGGTGCGCACCAACGGTGAGTAACGACGCTGGTACTCCAGCATCATCGGGTCGATCTGCTTCTGGATGAGCGCACCGACACCAGCAGCGGTGAGGGCTTCCTCGAGTTCGGTGGACATGTTTTCTCCTTGCTGGGGGTGGCTCCCGACCCCTGGGGGGTGGGGTGGTCCAGGGGGTGGGGTCTAGTAGCGGGCTTGGGGGAGTACGCGGTCCCAGGTGGCGGTGGCGTAGGCGTTGAACTCTTCGGTGGTCATCTTGTCGACGGACTTCTCCGGTGCCGCTTCGTCGGCGACGAGACCGGCGCGGCGCGGTGGCCCGTACTTGGTGACGATCTCGGAGCGGAGGGCGTCGACGGCTTCGGTGACCTTGGTGGCCATGGTTTCCCCGAGCTCACCGACGATGGCCTGGCGTTCGGCGCGGACGGCTTCGGTGACGGCGTTGCGCACGGTTTCCGTGACGTCGGCAGCCTCGGTGACGGGCTTGGTTTCGGTAACCGGCGCGGTCTCGGTGACCTTCTCGTCGGGCTTCGCCGTCTCGGTCACGTCACCGGCGGGCTTGCCGTCGGTGGACTCGGTGGCCTTCGCATCGGCATTGGGGGCGGGGTTCTTGTCGTCAGCCATCTGATTCTCCTTGTGTTCGGTGACGGACGGGCCGCCCTCGGTCGTTTCGGGTGTTCCCTGCATGGCCCCGCACTGGGGGCAGTAGTTGGCGCCGTCGGGGGTGTCCGCACCGCACGACCCGCAACCCGGGTCGTTGTCGGTGCCCATGGTTTGGGCGGCTGCTTTCGCAGCGGACCCGACCTGCGTGGCGGCGGTGTCGATGTCGTTGGGGTCCACACCGTGCTTGGACATGGACATGTAGTCCTTGCCCGCGTCGTGGTAGATGGAGATCGTGGCTTCCACCACGTCGCTGAGGTCGGCGGCGGATTCGCTGGTGATGGTGACACCCACCCGTTTCGCCGCAGTCTTGATCGCGGCCTTGATTTTCGTGACCTGCGGGGCGGTGTACGGCTTCTGGTTCGCGGTCTGATTGATGTACGCCCAGGCCGCTTGGACATGGGCCTTGGTGTCGATGGGGTAGCGGTTTTTCTTGTCCGCTTGGTAGCCGGGGTCGGCGTAGGTGACGGTGGCCTCTGTGGTGGCTGCTTGGTCGATGATTTCGTCTGCCACGAGGGCCTCCACGGATTCGGTGATCGGGGTTCGCCCGGCCGGTGCCGCTTCGGCGGCCAACTGGGTTTCGAAGGTGGCGATGCGGGCGGCGTCCACGCCGGGGGACGCGGTGAAGTCGATGCCGTCGATTTCCAGGTCGTCGGCGGTTTCCACGGACTGCCCAGCGTGCTCAACGTTGCTGACGGGGCCGAGCCACCAGCCGCGGATGCTGACGGCGGCGAGGGCGCGTTTCCCGTCGGGACCGGGGCGGGCGGCGGCCATCACGTCCCGACCGGATTGGGTGTCGACGGGGGCTGCTTCCCAGGTGGCGTTGCCGTCGCCGCTCAATCCGACCTTGGTGACGTAGGCGACGATCTTCGTGGTGTCATCCCCGGCGCCGTGGAAAGGGCGCATCGTGATGGGCAGGGCGGTGGGGTCGGCGATGCGTTCCTGCATGCGGGTCACGGCTTTCCCGATCGCCGCCTTGTCGTAGAGGCGCCCATTCTTGGAGACGCCGGGAGCGAGGAACGTGCCGGTGATCGGGGCTGCATTCGGCATGGCGTCTCCTCGCTTATGGGGGTATGCTTACGGGTGTGATGAGCGAAGGTGAGATCGAAGAGGCGGGCGAGTTGGCCTACGGCGTCGAGCAGTACGCACGGGCCTACCGCTCGACGCTGCGGGACCGGGCCGGGTTCGTCCGTGAGATGCGGGCCGCCGGTCACACCCAGCGCGAGTTGGCCGAAGCCCTCGGTGTCACACCCGCTGTCATCGCCACCATCGACAAACGAGCGAAAGGGAACGACCATGGCTAGGTCTTTGCTCAAGCAAATCCAACGGGACACGTACCTGATCTCCCGCACCGCAGGGGATGCGTCAGCGTTGCAACGCGGGGTGCTACCGAAGCGGCTCATCCGCAGGCGCGCCACCCGCGGCTTCTTCCGGCTGTTCCGCTAGAGAGAAATAGCCTCTGACCTGCTAGAATGAGGCGAGGCCGCAAGGTGCATCAACACCTGCGCGGCCTCTGACCCACCCACTCGATTACAGCGAGAAGGGGGCTAGCAGTGAATGCTACCCACAGCCAATCTGTACCCACGATGGTCAGCCCGTGCTGACGTTTCCGTGTGAGCGATGCGGCGTTTCCGTCACTGCCCGCAAGGTCCGCCGGTTCTGCACAACGCGGTGTTCTAATGCGAGGCGCGACAAGTACGTCTACTCCGAGCGCACCTGCGTCGGATGCGGTGAGAAGTTCACTCCGGTCCCGAAGGTTGGCCGACCAGACCGCAAGTACTGCACTGGTGCCTGCTACCGGGCCAGCACCAACGTCCAAGTCACTAAGCATTGCCCAGTCTGCGACACCGACTACACAGTGCCGCGAAGCACCGCCCACCGATACACGGTGTGCTCGACCGCTTGCAGGACGGCGGAGACCAAGTATGTCGATTGTGAACGCTGCGGGACACGCTTCCGGGCGGAGAAGCGGCTCAATTCGGCACTACTGCTCCGAAGAGTGTCGACGCCCACCGGTCTTTGCCATCTGTCCAACCTGCGGGGAGACGTTCCGGCTGTTCCCCTCGAAGGCCAACGATGACCACAACAGGTTTTGCAGCCAGCGTTGCTATCGGCTCTACCGCGGCGAAACGCCTCTTGAGCGCATGGTGCGGGAGAAGTTGGCCGATCTTGGGGTTGAGGTCGAACAGGAGTATCAGATCGGTCGGTGGTTGGCCGACTTCGCCATCGTAGATCGGAAGATCGCGATTGAGGCCGATGGTGATTACTGGCACGGTGGCGCACGTGATCGTCATCGTGACCGATCCTTCACCGCCCTGGGTTGGCAAGTGATCCGGCTGTCAGAGACGGAGATCCGAGCGAACGACTACCAAAAACTTCAACCCCTTTCGAATCATGCCGGGATGCAATAGCACCGGCAGTGTCCATGGGGCACTTCGGGTACCTCGCGAAGGTAGTAGGGACTGCGCGCCGCCAGTTCCTCGCACGTATCACACGCCCGGTCATCCATGGTGTCCCACATGACCTGCGTGAAGCCGAGCGCGGAGTAGACCCCGTTGGTGGCGTCCATGTAGTCCCGGGAGTTCATCAGGTCCAGGTAGTAGATGGCGCCGGGGGATTCGCCCATGAGGTCGACCAGTTCGGCGTCGTCCACGTCGTTGCCGAGGGCGGTGGCGGCGTCGGCGCCGACCCCGGACAGTTGGTCGAGGACCCTGCCGTCCGCGACGTACAGACCGGCGTCAGGGGTGGCGAGGTCGTCGGGTTCGACGGGCAGGTCCCCTCGGGTGAGGACATGCCCGGCAGCAGCAGCACCGGAACGTTGCGCCGTGGCCTGCGCATCTGCGTTGACCGCCGACCAGGAGGGGATCACACCCGCAACGGTGGCTTGGCGGGTGAGGTCCGCGGTGGCCTGCTGCTTACGGGCCGTGGGGTGGGCGTCGGGGTTCACCGCCGCTCGGAGACTCGGCACGTCCACCGCGGCGGCGAACACCCCGAGGACACCGATAAGGGCGAGGGCAGCTTTCCGGTGCATCTTCCGGCGCTGCTTGTCCACATTCGCGAGCAGGGCGGCTTGTTTCTGTTCGGTCTTGGTGGTCACGGTGGGGGGATGGACCAGCTGGTTAGCACACCGTTGCGGTCCCGAAGTTCGCGGAGAATCTGCAACGCTTCCAGGTTCGCATCAAGATCGGATCGGGCCATTTCGTCGGCGCGTTGGTTCTGCCGACGTGCGGCCAACAGAATTAGCGGCGCGGCGTAGGCAGCTTGTGTGGAGAAGGCAAGGTTCAGCAAGATGAACGGGTACTCATCCCAGTGCGCGACGATGCCGATGACGTTGAGGATGATCCACCCGACGATCATCACGGTTTGCCCGGTGAGGAACGCCCACGATCCCATGAACCGCACAGCTTTGTCGGCGGCGCGTTCCCCGAACGTCAGGTCGTCGCCGGTACGAACGTGCGGGTGCCGCGACCAGTCGACATGTCGGATCATCGGTGATTCACCTCTTCCTTCGGCGCCGGGACAGGTTGTGGATACTCGCCGCCCGTTGCCGGGTGGTGCGGGGCCTGCCCCTCGCGGCCTGTCGAGCTCGAGCGAGGTTGCGGACACCCGCAGCTCGTTGAGCCGCGCTGCGGGGCCGACCCCGCTGTGTGGCCCGTCCCTTCGCCAAGTTCGCCAGTGCTGCGGCGTGCTGGGCTGCGGACCGGGGTCGACCGTGTTCCGCGGCCCTCGCCTTGACCAAGTTGTTGCGGGCCGCCGCCAGTTGTGCAGCGGATCGGGGTCTGCCCTTCTGCGCCGCCCTGGCCTTGATGAGGTTGCCGCGGGCGGCGGCGAGCTGCGCAGCAGACCGTGGTCGTCCTTTTTGCGCCAGGCGGGCGGCGATCAGGTTGTGGGCAGCAGCCCCGCGTTGGGCGCTTGATTCGGTGCGGGGACCGCGACGTCCTCCGCGGGGCATGAGTTAGCCGATTTCCTTGGGCACCAACGCCGCCACCTTGTCGGCCGTTTCCACGCCCGCGTTCGCCGGGGACCGGGAAGGGGCGGTCACCTTGGGCGGTTCAGCGGGGGACACAGGTGCCGGTGGTGGCGGCGTTGGTGCGCTCATGGGTTACTTCGCCGAGCCGGTGCTCGACGGCGAAGACGGCAGGCTGCTGCTGCTGTCCTTCGGCTTCGACGTGGTGTCGGAGGGGCTGGACGTGTTCGGGCTCATTGCCGCCGCCGTGGTGTCCGAAGGCTTCGGTGTGCTGCTGCTGTCCGAAGGCTTCGCGGAGGTATCCGAGCTGGACGGTGCCGAGCTCGATGCGCTCGATGCGCTCAACGATGCCGAACTCGTTGTGTCGGGCTTGGGCTCGTCCTTCGGCTTCGCCGTGGTGGTGTCGGAGAAGCTGGACGTGTCCGAAGGCTTCGGTGTGGTATCGGTGCTCGACTTCGAGGTGTCCGAGCTCGACGCACTGGACGTGTCGGGCTTCGGCTCGTCCTTCGCCGACGCCGCCGACTGCGGGGGCTCCGGGGTGGCACCCGCCACCGGGGTACCCGCACCCGATGCTGCGTCCGGGGCCGTACCCGCCCCTGTGGGCGCCGCGGTGGGCTGGTTTGTGGACGTCGCCACCCCACCCGCCGCCGGGGCCACCGCGTCGGCACCGGTGGCCGTCGAGGGACCCGCCTGCTCCGTACCCGGGCCCGTGGCCTGCGCCTGCGTCTGCTCCTGCGTCGGGGTCTGCTGCGCCGCTGGGGCCGCTACAGTGCCCCCACCGATCGTCGGCACCGTCACCGGGGCACCCGTCGAAGCATCCACCGTGGCACCCGCCACCGTCGTCCCCGGCGCCAACGCTGAACCCGGCTCCACCGTGGCACCCACCGGCGTCACCCTGGCAGGGACAGGAACCGCATCCACCGACGCCCGCAACGACGCGACCTGCGTTTCGATGGCATCCGCCGCGGCCTGCACCTCCGGGGACGGGGCGTGCTCCGCCGCAGACAGTTGCGACTTCAGATTCGCCACCTGCGACTCGATCATGTTGGTGACCGCCGCGAGGTCGGTGAGGGCAGAAGT